GGAAGGCCGAGGCGTTTGCGACCGCAGTGCTTGATCCAAAGTGGATCATCAACATTAAGACAGGTGCTAAAGACTAGTAACTAGGACTAGCAACCAGTAATTGGGGCGGCTCAGGTCGCCCCGCCAAAGAAAGGAAATAAAATGGCAGAGAAAACTCCACCGAAATCAGAGCAGGCTAAAGCAGAAGCTCCAAACGACATGGAAGCTCAAATCGCTGCGGCAAAGAAAGAAGCTGAGGCTAGTGCTGCCGACATCATTGCACAAGCTAAAGCAGAAGCCGAAAAAATCATTGCTGACGCCAAGGAGGCTAGTGCAGACGACGTCGTTGTATCACAGAAAGTTACTAAAAATCAGCTTATCGATGCATACGACAGCGGTATGAGCCATCTTGAGATTGCCAAGAAATTCTACGGTAGTGCGTCTGAAGAGCATGTCGCGTCTGTAGCAAAGGTTATTAACCCACATTTTGACATCACTGACGGTGACATCCACGAGGATGCACCAGAGGAATAGGCAGATGGACGGGACACGAGAGGGTGAATTAAAGCGGCTACACGAGGTGTTTAATGACCCTCTCAAGTCCCTTCATGAGCGCAGATTAGCCCACGACACATTCAACAAGATATTGCGCCAAGTAAAAGATAAACACCTCACTGAATTACGTCGTAGGCTAATCCGAGCCCATAATGCTGAAGATGTGGATGCCGCCGAAAAAATAACCAATGAAATAGATGAGTATTCACGGCGGATGGGGTATAAGTAGAAAAATACATGATGATGAGAACCATTTCGTGCACATCCACGAAATGGTTTTTTTATTTGACTTATGCTATAATAGCCTTACAATTAAGCACGAAGTGTGACTCTAAAGAAACGAGAGCGCGTTGTCATCCAAAAAATAAGGAAGCGTGCGTCGCAGCGTTGTATAAGCAGTAATCTGAGGTGATCGCTAAAGAAATGCGAAACCGCCCAAGTCAGTACGGAGCGAAGGATTAGGCCCCCTGAGTGACCAGACAACAGACGAGAACTCTTATCCAATTTAATAGTAGTTTCACAATTTGGAGATTTGGGGTTTGTGGTGTATGCTAAAGGTACTTTAGTAATAAATAGGGAGTCTTACTAAGATGGGAACAAAACCACAAGTCGTCAAAGGCGTCATCGGCGCCGCTATTGGTGTTGCTGCATTGGCTGGCATCGCTGGAGCAATGGGTAACGGTCAACAACAGAATGCAGCACCGGCCCCGGTAGTTCAGCCTGTAACCTATTCGGACTGTAGAACGGAAGAAATACCGTTTGAAACACAGTATGAAGGCGATACAGGTCAATATGGCTATACGGAAACAGTAAAACAGCAAGGTGTTGCCGGAAGCAAAAAGATTTGCAAACCAAGTAAATCAGGGTATGAGGATAAGGTAGAGGTTATAACTCAGCCAACTACTCATATTATTGTCCGTACGCCAAAACCAGCGCCGCAGCCGGTTCAGCAGCAAGCAACCCATAGGGTCGGAGCGATCTGTCGTGATGGTTGGCGGTCATACGCCACTGGAAGAGGAGCTTGCTCGCATCATGGGGGTGTAGGCGAGTGGCTGTATGAGTAGTAATATGGTAGTGTTTAGTATCGTTACGCTGATTACAGTAGTCTATGCTATGTTTTTAATCAATGATTTACTCAAGGTATTAGCAACGACTATCGTGGGGCGCGAAGACTATAGTGTTCGCAGATATGTTCTTGGGGTAGTATGGTATCACTTGGTAAGGCGAGCGTTTATTTTACTAACAATACCAGCAATGTTGCATTTCTTTCTTACGAAATATCCGCAAACTGACGATATCTCGCTCCTCGGAATAATATTCCCCGTAGTTTATGGAATAGCTATTTGGGTGTATTTTCTATTTCCAAGAAATCCAGAGGCACTGGTGTTGGAATTAAAACAGCGAAAAATACTACCAGAAGGTTGCGAAGTGGTGGATAGGGGATATCTGAAGATTGTCCTGAATAGATTTGAAGGTACGCGAGCTATGCTGATAACCTACCTTATAGTTGTCGTGATTACGGTGATGATGCTATATAGAGCGCTATATTGACAACTCACCCCTATCATGCTAGTGTGAAAGCATGAAAAAAGCTATAGTCGTTACCATCGTTTTAGCGCTTGTAGCAGGCGTTGGTGGTGCAATGTGGCTAAAGACTCGTCTCAACGATCAGACGACTGCCAAGGCGGCTCAGGCGCAAGCAGAACCGTATAGGCCGGCGTTCGATAAGTATGATAACGGTCCTGCCGATCCTCAAGAGATACTGGAACTAGTAAATCAGGAGCGTCAACGTTTAGGTGTAGCACCGCTATCCATGGACGAGAACGTTCGGAGGAGTGCACAACTCAAGGCTGACGATATGGTTGCAAAAGGATATCGTCAGCACAATATACCAGGCACGAACAACTGGTATTCATCAGAAATGGCTAATCTGATGCATCGGGCTGATTGTCGTACTGTTAGCGAAAACTGGGTTTCGGGTGAACATATGAGTAGTCGCGGTGCCTTTAGGGGTTGGATGAAATCAGAACCTCACCGTAAAGCCATGCAAGATCCGAACTATACGAAGATTGGTATTGGCGTCGGTGGGCATGACGGAATTAGTGAAGTGGCAGTCCAACATTTTTGTATGCCGTAATTAGTATATAGCACAAACCCCAAATCTCCTTATCTCATGAAAGGAGATTTTTTGTATGCAAAATAATGCGTCATACCGTCAATATCTTCAATACCACGCTAACAATCACCCGTCAGCCACTAAACGTGCCGAAGCTCAGGCACTTTTGAATGTGGTCGGTGACGACGGACGGATTAACGGTAACTTCCTAACTGGTGAGCGACATGGATTATTTGGGATGCGAACAAGGGAGCAGAACTCTAATGGATATAGTGCTTCATCTGTTAATCGCTCAGTAAATCCATGGTGGCAGAACTCGTATGCAAGTTGGCGAGACGGTCAGAGGCAAGGCAATACCGGCAATCAGAACCTCAACCTCGGCTACTATGGCGGAGGTGGCGGAGGCTGGGGCGGCGGCAACCGCGCTAGCGCCGCTCAGCTTGCAGAATACGACCAAGGTATTGGTCAGCTTGAGCATGGGCTAGGCCGCATTGATACTCAGCTAGGCGTACGTTTGGGCAATATTAACAACCAGTACAACACCAAGAAAAATGAATTGCGCAGTTCATGGAACCGTGCTGAAGGTCAGTTCAACGACCAGACACGTCAAAACCAGCAACAGCGACGTACCAACATCAATAACATCAATGACCGCTCTTCTGTCGGATTACGCGGACTACTTCGTTCGCTTGGTAGTATGGGTGCTGTCGGCTCAGACATGCAACTAGCAGGCCGTGCTGTACAGAATCAAGCTAGCCAACAGCGTTCTGGTGCTGGTCAAACCTATGCACAGAACCAAAAGCAAATTGATACAACATGGGGTCAGTTTAAGAACGATTACGCAGATGAAGATAAAAAGCTTAACGACTGGAAGGCAAATGAGGATAGCGCAGCCCGTCAAGCGTCACAGACTACACGTCAGAATCTATTGACGCAATTAGCTCAGATGAAGAGTCAAAAGGCAGCCGCACAAGGCGCTAACGGTGCTAATGCCGCACGTGCAGACCTTGGTCGCGCAAATGCTCTATCAGGTGAGATTGATAACCTTGGCCGTCAGCAGTCTACCTACAGTGGTAACAAGGTGGAATACAAGGCTAAAGATTTAGATAGCTATAAGGTAGGGGGAGACACCTCAGTTGGGGTATCTGATCCAGTTAACCCTGGAAGTGATCCAACACTGAGTATCTACAATACCCGCCTCAATCAAGAGGAAGAGCGTAAACGTCAAAACCAATACCTGTAAATACCAAGGAGGGGATTAGGATATGGACTTTTTTCAGAGATTAGGTAACTTTTTTGGAGGAAAAGGTTGGGTTAATGATGAGGAAAAACGGCGCAAAGAGCAACAGGCTCAATCGCAGCCAATACAGCAACCGCAGCCTCAGCAGATCCAGCAGCCTCAATTAAATGGACAGTCGACATTACAAGTACGGCCAAACATACCATGGGCTAATCAAAATAATGGACTTAATCAATCTCAACCAAAAGTCAATCTTAATCCCCTTGAACAAGCTAATCAGGCAAATCAACAATTAAATCAAAACAACCAACCGAAGCCGCAAGTTACAACAAATGACGCTCCTAAAATGCTTACCCCAGAAGGCCAACAGGATTGGGTCAACAAACAAAACCAGCAGATTCAGATACAGAATGCAGTCAAGCAGCCAATCCAGCAACAGCCTCAGCCTATTCAACAACCGAAGCCGCAACCAGTACAGCCTCAAATACAACAACCAAAGCCTGAATTGCAGACAACAGTAGCTAATCCATACCGCAGTTCAGTGCTTAACTCTCAAGGGGATAGTATAGCCCGTGCTTTAGACGCAGTAAATAAGAATATTGCTCAATATAAGACAGAGCAAGCGACTCGTAATGATGCCATTGATAATAAATTGCGTGCCCGCGGTGTTTCTGAGCCTGAAATCCTTAATAAACGTCAAGAGCGTATTCGTTTAGAGAATGAGGCGCATGTTGCTGCAAATGAAGCTCGCCAGTCACAAAACATGGCAAACATGCTAAAGCCTGTAGCTGCAATAGCTCAGCCGATCGATAGCGCAAGGCGTGCTGTAGTTAAAGGAATGGATAACGTCAATAAATGGATTGATTCATATGATGATAAGGCGGGATTTCAAGTCGATAGCCCAGGTGATTATGTAAGGTTTGCGGGTAAATTAGTGCCTGGAATGATTCAGGGAGCGGCAGAAGGGCCGGAAAAGCTTGCGTCTGCTGTTGTTGGTAAGCGCATGACGGAGGATGGTAGAGTAGAAAACCTCAATGGTATGCAGCGGCTTGGTAGTGCTGCTGATGGTGCCATTGACCTATTCGGTGTACCATTCGGTGCATCAGGCCAGCTAGTCAAGTCCGCATTGAAGCAAGGCGGTAAAGAAGTCGCCAAAGAGGCAGTAGATCAAGCTGTACGCAAGAGGGTATTGGGCGCAGTAAAGAACATTACTAGTGGCGCAGTTAAAGAGGGTGCTGAAGAAACAGTTCAATCTCTTGCCGGCGACCTAGCAGATGATGGCAAAATTAATACTGACTGGAAGCAGCACGCACAGGCCGGTGCTTTAGGGGCATTAGGCGGTGTTATGATGGGCGCTGGCGGTAAGGCGATTAGCGCATTACGAAACCGAGCAACAAGTGTCCAGCCTAGCCAACCTCTAGAAGTACCAAGTACTACTACAAGTAAAGTACAAGCAGTAGAGCAGGTCCAGCCAACAGCAACCAACACTACACAGCGTGCTGGTTACTCAACCTTCTACCGTCGGCCAGTAAACACGGCATCGTTACGCCGAGCAGCAGAGGTAAGTGCGGTCAATACACAAAATAATCATACTCACCCAATCCAGTCAATCAACGTTAATCAGACAGTAGAGACCGCCATGCCGAACGCCAGCCCTGCCCTCAAGCAGGCTGTCAGCCAAAATATATCCAACATCCAGCATGGCGACACAAGTGCTATTACTACTCGCCAGCAAACCACCGGCAAGCTAGAAAACTACCTCATCGAGCAGGCTACCCAGAACGTACAGAATACGGTGGCGCAGGATGTGCGGTATAAGCTTAATAACACACAGCAGTCAGCGATAGATTACCGACTAAGCCAAGACTATGTCGCACCTGGTGACCCTAAGGCGAAAGAGATTGCTGAGTACTTAAGGAAAGATATAGAACAGCGTAGGCTGGATGCCGTACAGGCGCGAGCAGAAGGAAAGGAAAACTTTGCTCGGCAGATAGAGGGTATGATAGTTAACCAAGAGCAGACCTTAAAAGAGTTTGAACAGAAGGCACAAGGTGCCCCAAGTCCTGCATTTCGCGGCGAGGAGATTGACCTTGACAATTATCGAGCATTCAATGAAAGACCAACGGATACAGATATTGAGACTGACCAGCTGATAGATATAGCATCAGAAAAAATTGCAGATGATTTGAATGAAGCATTGAAGCTTGCAGGACTTAACGATGATATAAGGGTCGAGCATAGTACATCACGCTCATCTGAAGCTAATTACATTACGTTTTATGATGACGTAAACGATAATGATTTTACGGTGCGGATAGCCAACCACTATAAAGCATACTCGAGCGGAAGTGGAGATTTGAATATTACGCTATCTGATCCAGAGATTAGGACATTTGCTGACGTAGCTGATCGTGTGCATGAGGCCTTTAAGTCCTTTATCGACACTGCTGTTGATTCAGATACAAAGTATAAACTAAGCCCAGTACAAGAGGAATACTTTAAGGACTCTAAAATTCGAGACGAAAACGGCAATCTTAAGACTGTATACCATGGCACAAATGCGGAGTTTGACGCATTCAATCCAAGCAATGTCTCATCTAATAAGTGGGGTGAGGGTAACTATTTAGCGCTTGATAGGGATGCAGCCAAGAATTACGGTAAGAACGTAAAAGAGATGTATGCAAATATTACATCTCCAATTAGCAATAAACAAAAGACTATCTCATTCGAGCAATATGATTCCCTACATAGGCGAATAAATAATGGCGAGCCAGCATATCGTGAAGATTATGATATGTACGATAACGATATGGATTTATTGTGGGATATTACTGACAATGGGCAATGGAAAAAATATGCTCAAGATATCAAAGACACCACTGGTAAAGATGGTGTGATTATGGATGATATGGCAATTACTTTTAGCCCAAACCAAACCAAATACATAAACAACCTCAACCCAACAGACAATCCAGATATGAGGTATAGGCGTCAGGCAGATGCCCAAATGCAGGAGCTAACTAGCCAAAGCAGCCTACTAGCACGCCACCTACAACTAACAGGCGATGAGCGCCTTGCATTCAATGAATGGCAAAATGAAATGCAAAGAAAAGCTCTCGGCTATTACGATCCAAATACCGACAAAATAAACCTGAACAAGCTGTCTGAGGACACTCTAAACCATGAGCTAGGACACAAGCTCTTGGAGCGTGCAGACAATAAGCAGGAGCTTCTAGACACTATCCGCGAATCTTACGGTGATGACTATCTCATCAGAAAGTACGGCAAAGAATATGGGGATAGTGACATTAACCTGCTAGCCGAAGAGCAACTAGCAGACGGATTCAGTGATTACTATAACGGAATACTAAACGGTGAAGATAAAGTGCGTCTAGGTGCTAAATTAGGTATTCCTCAGAGGGTCCTGGCAGTGTATGACCGTATTACCGAAGCCATAAGAGGACTTATCGGTAAGCAGGATATCATCAAGCAGTTTTACGCTCAAATGGAAACAGGAAAGTTCAGAAACACCAAACAGCAAGTACCTGGCGGCGATGGACGAGTGAGGACGATGAGTATCGATCCAAATAAAGCACTTGAAACTATTAAAAAATTTGATGATGTGCTGCGTGGAATACGTAGAATCACTAAGCTTGATGTTATTAGTCATGAGTCCGCAACTAAGATACAGCAGGCTACTGGAATTGATGTGCGCGGTGGTGCTTCCATCGAACTAACAAACAAAAACGCGATTCATATTCATAATCGTCATATTGTAGACCCTGATGATTCACTACCGCTCAGCGATTACGATATAGCTGCCCTTCCAGAGATAATAAAAGATCCAGACACAATAACAAAAGAAAAGGTGGTTCGTGGTGTACAAAGAATAAAATTTGAGCGCGAAATGAAGGGGAATAAAAAAGCTATTGTTGAGGTAATTAAAAAAGGCAACGCACTGAATGTGGTTACCTACTTTAACGATTCGTCATCTGGCCGACCAAATACTGATAATACAGTCAGTGGTTATACGTCCGAAACGGGGCAATTACAGTCCACGAATCTTAATGACAGTGTAGCAAACAACATCCAAAATGTCAATACAAATAATCGTTACCAGCATCCTCTTCAAGAAACCATCGATAACATCCAAAATAATCCTAAGCCAAAGATGACCAAGGAGTTGCGTCAAGCTATTGATTCACGAATAGCAGAGACCAACCCAGAGTTGTTCGCGGATCAAGAAACTAATATCATGGGTGGTGGCACAAATTGGAATATACCACGCATCCATGTTGATGATCTAAAGCACTATCTAGGGAGTCTAACAGAAGACATACCAGTTGCCTACAGGCGTCGTACAGGCAAGCGTGATATTGACACTATTGCTCAGGAAATGGGCTATGACGAGATCGATGACTTTGTTCAAGAGCTACAGCGTGCTGCCGAATCACGCCGTCGAGTACGTGAAAATAAGCAAATGCTTGCCGAATTACGAAAAGATCCAGAAACTATTGCTTTAGCCCAGCAGGATGTTGAACAGGCAACGCAGGAGCGTGTTCGTGTAGCTAAAGAGACAAAAGAAAATGCATGGAATGAGCTCAAAGACATCATAGAATATCGCAAAGCGGCTATGATGGATGGCAACAATCAAGATGTAGCAGACGCAAATCGGGAAATCACTAGGATTGCCCGCCAAGCAGGACTTAAACAGCAAGAGTTGCGGCAATTTATCACAAAGTACGGTGCTAATATGATACCTGAGACAGGCACTGTAGCTCATCCGGCAGAGTCTGGTGCATTCACTAATGTGCCGATGGAAGATGGACATCTGTTAACAAAAGGTAATCTGTATGAACAAACAAAACCTGGAATACTGGACAATTGGACGAAGCCGTTCAGGGATGGAGACTATGAATATCGTGTTCACACAAAACGTAGCCGAGATGGTAAAAAGAGCTTTACTAACTTTGAACGACGCTATATCTACGAAGATGGAAAACCTGGCGACTGGGTACCGACCTCGCGCGCAGCTTATATATGGAAGAGTCAGACAAACAGTATTAATAAGGTAGGCAGAAACGAGGCAATCCTGAAAGCCCTAGAAGCAGCTAAACAGGATGGTGAGGTCCAGGAATTCATGGCTTACAAAAACCCCGATAGTGCTGGTGGGGTCGCTGTCGTGCCTTTAGTAGGTGAGCATTCAATCGATGGTGGTTTTGTGCGTAACCCAAGGACTGGTGAAATTGAAGGTAACTACATCCAGGTAACACCGTTTGGAGTGGTTCATCAAGTTAATGGCAAGTTCGACGTAATAGAAGCTGATCACCTGACAAACAGTTTAGATAAAAGCAAGGGTGGCATCACAGACACCTTTAATCGTCTTGTTGAAAAAAATATTCAGGATAAGGTGGGCCAAAAACTGCTTAAAGACCTTTACTACCAAAAAACTGAAGCATACGCTAACTATGCTGATGAAATCGAGAACCTGCTAGGTAAACATGCTGCACTAGCTAAGCATATCGATAAAGCACGTCCGCGCTTTGCGAAGAGCAAAAAGTTCTGGGAAGATGTTGGTTTGTATACTGAGGGTAAGTTCCCTGTAGGTAGTGCTGATGAAAATATGAACGCTGCATTTGCAAAGAAGTATGGTAGCCGAGCAGCTGAGCGCGTCAAAGAGTATAACACATTCATGCGTAATAATTATGACGCCTTAATTTCAAACCTCAACTCGATTAGGCGTATGTATGGCAAGGAAGAAATCCCATACCTCAAGAACTACATGCCACACATCCAAAAGCGGAGTAATATCTTAGGCAGAGCAGTAGATAAGCTATTAGCCGCCGTGCCGACGGGTGTGAGAGGTGATATGGAAGGGCAAGCTCGTGGCGAAATACCAGCATCAATTGCTGGTTTATCTGCCGACTTTAAGCCAACCCATAAATTCAATGCTAATGAAAAGCGTCGATTTGGTGGCATGATGAGCTATGAGAAAGATCCGCGTAAGGCTTTTGAATATTATGCAGATGTTATGCTCTATAACACCCATATGGAACCGGTCATTGCTCGCGGTAGGCAAATAGAGTCATCTATGCGTGCAATCGACATGGCTAAAAAGAGTGGTACTAACATCGACCCAGACAGTAATCTAGCTAAAGGTGATAAGATATCCAGCAAGGCTACTATTGCTGTACAGAACTTTGTCAATGAAATGGCCGGCAAAAGTAGTTCTCTAGACAGGCCATTCATTGACCAGACCAACAGAGGCGTTCAGCTCATTCAACGCTTAGAGAGTATCAATGGTGCTAACAAGATTTTAGGTAATTTATCATCAACCCTGGCACAAACATTAAACTTACCAGAAACGGTCCGAGATAATGGATTGCGTAGTACGGGTCATGCTTTTTTGACGGCATTTGATAAAAGCACTAAAGAGGCAATGCGTAAATCCCCATTCTTACGCGAACGCTACACAGATACCGACGGTAAATTTACTAAATCTCAATATCAGAAGTTTACCAATGGTATTAGTGTTGTCTCTGGTATGAATCTAGTAGAGAAGAAATTCATACAGCTAAACTGGGCCGCTAATTACTACAGTGCCCAGAGAAAAGGTCTAATGGGATACCAGTTAATAAAAGCAGCCGATCAGGCGACTGAACGTGCTGTTGGTGGACGTGGTGTCGGTGCTATGCCGCAAGTATATAAATCAACACTAGGCAAGATGTTTCTGCAATTCACCTATGAAACTAATGAGAGCTGGAAAAATAATGTTGCAAACGTAAAGAGGTTTGGCTCTGAGATACGAGGCTTACAGTTCAAGGACGCGGGCGGCACGGCAACACGAGCCGCAGAAGCGTTTGCAGTTGCCTACGGGATGAATATGTTGATGAAGCTAGCAACCGGTAGTGAACCATTGGCTAATATGTATGATGCTATTAAGGACGTGCTGAGCAATGATGCGGATGATGATGGTGAAGATGACAAACTAGGACAAAAAATGGCTCGAGTTGGCTCAGAACTTGCAAAATTAAATCCGATTGCGTCCGCGTCGCTTAATATGGTACCTAAATCTGAACGTGAAAAGATATTTGGCAAGTCAAGTGACTTGGGGCGATTTGACGGTGCTACTGGAGTAGCGCAGACAGTAGCTAACCTTATAGGTGCTGGATACTACTCAACCCAGGGCGACAATGAGAAGGCACAAAAAAACTTGCAGGGGCTCATCCCTGTAGGCAATCAAATAAAGAAAACCACGAGCGGCATAAAGGTCCTACAGGACGGTGGAGATGTCTATACTGACAAGAATGGTAAGGAGCATACAAACTTTGAAGTAGACTCTGGAAATGCATGGAATCAAGCTAAGGCTCTACTATTTGGCAAGAATGCATTGCGTCCAGACGAAAAATCAGCCGCTACATCGACTACCGGTGATGATACAGGCAAAACCATAAAAGACTTTGAGCGTGGGCTTAAAAAAGGCACATACAAGATCCAAGACGGCTTATTGGTTAATAAGAGCGGTAATGTACAAAGAAACTACTATAAGTCTCTAGCAGAAGGCCAAGGTGTTAGTGATGAGGCTTATCATAACTGGATGAAGGCGTATAACATTGATAATGCTTCAACTACCAAAAAAGAGTTCAGTTCATCTAACGACATCCTTAATAGGTTGGAAAATGGTGAGAATAAGGTTAATAAAGCAAAGAGTGCCGTAGACATCCTCATGGGCAAACATAAGGACTTGCCAGATTGGGTGCGGGAACGTTACTATCAAGAGTCTGGCTATACCAAGGAACAAATTGAGTATGGTGCAATGACTACGCATAAGGAAGTGAGCCTGATGGACAATTACTGGCGGCAGAAGGCTCAAGAATCGTCTCATGAAGAATTAATGCAAGCGCTAACTAATGGGCGACGTAAAAGTATTACTGGACAGATGTTTGCTAAGAACGGTGTCATCAATAAGTTGCGTGCCGAGGGGTATATTACTAAATGGGAAGCAAAAGCCCTCAATGCCGCTCAGTTTGATGTTGATGGCAACAGAATTACCAAAGAGGGGTCTGGTGGCAGTAGTCGAGGTGGCTCGGGCCGTGGCCGAGGTGGTCGTAGTAGTCGGTCCGCTAACTCTGGAGTTGCTTCTATAGGAATAAAAGCCGCAGCAAATATCTCATCGTCAGCACCAAAGGCCAGCCAAACGTCAGTTGGGGGTATGAGCATCAATCAGATAGGACAGAACCTGATTAGTAGAATGAATACTCAAAAACAGGTGAATGCAGCCATCAAAAAGTGGAACACTAAAACTAGTGGAAAAAATACACGAATACGCACTAAAAAAGCATAAATGTGTTATAATAGTAAGCGAGAAAACAGCGTGACCTAAAAAACACGGAGCGTCTGGCAATAATAAGCCGGCTCCGTGTTTTTAATTTAGGAAAACGCCATGAACACTACACAGCTTGTATCAGCAGTCATGCTAAAAGCTACTGGTAAAGTACGAAACCTACCAGAAACCGACAAGAAGTACCAGAAAATATTAGGTATTGCTAATATGTATATTCCTGTATGGCAAAGTGAGCCAAATGTTGATTGGCAATCCCTTTATGATCCGTCATATACCGTTGGTATTTTATCGCTAGAGCAAGCATATGAGATCGATGCGACTAAGGTTTTCAAGGTTAGCGATACTCTAGGAGATGCTGTCAAAGTTGTAAAAAGCGGACAGATACGAGAGTACACTACAGTGCCTCCAGAGCAGATAGGAATGTACAAGGGACAAAATTGCTGCACTATTGCTAGCAACAAACTGGTGTTTGTCGACATGATTAGAGAGGATGATCCGATGCTTGCCGGGATTATTAATGTCCCTGTTTACCTGCGTGCTCCATTGCTTACTAAAGCGGATAGTATTGTACCTGTAGATAATCCAATGTGGTTGGTAACAATGTGTGCAGCTGAATACGCTCGTAACGATATTCTCCTGCAAAACCAATATAGCAATCTCATCGCTGAAGCAAACCAGTTGATGCAAAAGATGATTGAAAATAACGCTGCCCAGGCGAGCTATCGACCACTACACATGGTCCCAGGGGTGTCTGATATATGTTAAAGCCTGCTAACAACACGGAGGCACCAAAGATACAGCGTTTGGCAGTTCAAGACTGGCAAAACGGTGTGGTGACGGCGTTTGATGATGGACGTACACCACTGAGGGGTCTACGATCATCTGAAAACCTCATCCTAGATCAAGACTCTGTTATAACAAATCGACCAGGTACAGCTAAATATGGCCCACAACCAAAAGGTATGGTATTGGGAGAGCTAGCAGAATTCCGTAGTACGACGAGGGAAGGTACGGTCAACTGGCTAGCGTGTCTTCAGCGAATTAACGGCAAGACAAGGCTTTGCATTGCACGTGGCGAAGATGAAACTTGGAAAGTAGTAGAGGGTAAAGACTACCACAGTACTGCCCGCGGGCACTTTAAACAAATACGAAATAATCTGCTCATTATGAACGGTGAAGATACACTAAGTTATCTAGATATCGCTAATTCAAAGATTGTAGCATTTAGGGAAATTGCCAACCCGACAAAACCCACCCTGGATAAAAACACTGGCCTTGACGGCACTGGCTTTAAGGCCTTTTACGCAGTTACGTTTAACTCTACCGTAGGAGAGACTGCAGGTTCGCCAATTTTGCAACAATCAATCTCTACCGACCGTGATATGTGGAATAGCGAAAAACATAGCCTGGCGATCAAACGACCTGATAGCACAGAGGCTAAATCATGGAATATTTATTGTGGTGTTGGTGTCGATGGCGGCGGTGACCCAACTCTTTATCGTCTCGCTACTGCATTGCCAATGGATCAAACAACATTTGTCGATAACGGCTCGCGTAGCCTAGACGTATCGGTCCCGCTTCCTAAAGATAATAATACCGCAGGTCCAACAGCAACACGAGCAGAGGTCATCAATGGTCGCGTTTGGCTAACTGGTGACAAGAAGAATCCTTTTTATGTATGGCGTGGTGGTGATTATGGTCATGAGCTTGATTTTTCACCTGGTTATGGCGGAGGGTACACACCAGTTGGTAATGGTACAAAGGAAATACCATATGCTGTAGCACCGTATCGCGACGGTAAGGGTGACCCTAAAGCTACCGTGCTCAGTCAAGGTACAAACGGTACTGGAAAACGTTTTTACATCACCCCAACAAATATTACATATGGTGAGGAGACTATTACTGTTTGGCAGGTTCAAGAGGACACTGGCAATGACGGAACTGATAGCCCTGACGCCCTAGTTATCTACAATAATGACCTGCTATATCCAAGTCGTGGTGGATTTAACACGACAGGCACTCTTCCTCAGCTACAAAACGTTCTGTCTACACGTCGTATTACAAATACAATCCAAGATGCTATCACCAACCTTAATAACAAGACTATGGACAAAGCCGTAGGTGTTGCGTTTGAAGGGCGTGTTTATTGGGCACTGCCAGTAGCTGCTGATTACAATAACCAGATATGGGTTTACGACACCGATCGTAAAGGTGCATGGATGAAGCCTTGGAATATACGCTGTGATTGGATGACACTATATAACGATAATTCTGGTGTTACTCACCTGCTAATAGTCCAGGGAGATAAAATTGTTGAATTATCAAAAGGAGCTAAAACGGTTGACGATGGTAAGCCTTTTAGTACGAGTGCTTTGAGTGGTCAATTACGGTTTGAAGAGACGGGTCGAGATTGGGCACGTGTTTTACGAGCAATCTTTATTATCTTGCGTCCACAAGGGAGAATTACGGTCACTGCTACTGCAAAAACAGAGGATGGTCTGCAAACCTTTTCTGAAACTAGGTATTTTGGTGCAACATCAAGTCGTACTGGCTGGAGTGAGCCAGGAGTTCATTGGAGTACCCCAAAAGCTGGATGGAGCTACGTCAGGACTGTTCCAAAGAACTTTAACTCTGCAAGCGAGGAGGTGGAGCTGGAGATAGATGAGGATGCCCAATGGATTCAGTACGGATGGTCTTCATCTGATCCAGGAGTGAGTTATGCAATGTCACGTGTCGTGTTCGAGTACGTCAATATTGGCACGAAGGATTTAAGTTAAAGGAGGTATTATGGCAAGCATAAAAGATAAAATCACTAGAACAACAGACGGCTCTTCCTATCCGAACGTTGCACGAGTTGTTAGCCCGCGAGCACCAGGGTCCGATACGCTACTAGTCGATGGATTGAGTGGATGGAGTGAAGATACTGCAATGCACTTTATATCATATCGCTTAGACTCAGCGGAGAAGGTTGTCGAGGGGAGCGTTCGTGACTGTATAGGAGTTGCTAACAAGGGCACAGGGAATATCGTTGGCTTCAAAGTGCTACTAGGTGGTAATGATGAGGGTAATAAGGTTGGTGATATCATCCAGCCAGGTCCATCTACGCTATGGAGTGATTATTTAGCTCAAGCATTACTAAATCTTCACAACTCAGATGGCACACTTAAACCTGAATCAGTGTCGTATGAGGCGTTAAATTCTGCTACTGAGTTCGTAGAACAAGGCTCAAGTATTGATTTCAATGACGCTCGCTTGTTCAAATTTGGTAAATGGGTATTTCGAGAAAACGATGTAATTAAAGCTTGTGCTAATCGCCCATCAGATAACCCAGGTTGGCTCATTTCCACACCACTAAACCCTGCTGTTATACCAGGCTCGCAAGCGAAAGGTTACGTCAAGCAGCAATATGCCGATATTGAAGGGAATTTCTATACCCGTATTATCAAAAGTGGAGATACAGCTGCCCCTGTCACTTATGGTGAGTGGATGAAAGAGGCTAAGGATTATCCTGACGTAAAGACTGCCAAGGAGGAGGACGTGCAAATCGGTTGGGGGATGATACTGAAGCTTACTCGAATTGGCAATATGGTATCAGCACGGATAACTCAGTTGGGAGAAATCCCAGGAGGAACATTCTCACCGGGAGAAAAAATACCAAAGAAGTATCGCCCTACTGCAGAATCAGCCCTGATGATAACTGGTGTCAACTCAGGCCGATATGCAGGTAACGCTACCTACAAGTTTGCTAAAGACGGCTCTGTGATTGGATATTCTGCCATCTCTGGACGACAAGAGTGGTATGGATCGGCAACTTGGCTAACAGACCAGCCATGGGAGAAATCGTAGTGGCTACTTCAGATATTGAGCAGAACGAGCGTCTAGCTCGCATCGAGACATTCAATGACAAAGTCGTTGAACCATCGCTCATACAGATATTGGATAAGCTAGAAGGGCTAGTCAGCGAAGCTAGGTTCAATGAGCGTAATGAGTATGTAGACCGTAAAATTTTAGAGCTTAAGACTGCCATCGGAAGTATCAATGAGCGTAACAGGAAGCTTGACGGTAATGTTTTTATCAAAGCAATTATCGAGGGTGAAAGAAAACTTGTAGGGGTAATAATCAAATGGACAGGTATAACGGTGCTTATCTGTGCAGTTGGCGTCGTCATCTTAATGCAGTTTGCAAATCTAATACAACAGCATAGACCGGAAGTACACGAAACTATTAAAGAAGTAAAGAAAACTGTTGAGTAAAGGAGGAATATGGATAGAATCAACCAATGGATCGCTAATGCACCAGGACGCCGAATTGACGTAGATGGCGCGTACGGATTGCAATGTAAGGATGTCATCGACGACTACTGCCTATGGCTGTTTAATGACTGGCAGAACACCATCCGTCCTGCCAATGCTAAAGAAGCTTTTGCTAATTCAAATGGTGATTTCTTTGAAAAGATATTAAACAACATGTCAGACCCAAACCTGCTTCCTCAGCGCGGAGACATTATCATCTGGGGCGCAATGGTGGGTAACCCATATGGTCACATCGCCGTGGTGTTAGGTGCCGATCTAAATGGCGTAGATGTTATTGAGCAAGACGGATTTGCACAAACACCAGCAAGGACTATTCGACGTCCTTGGATTATCTCCGGTGGTCCAGTTATTGGATGGTTGCGCCCACGTCCTGAACATATCATTGGTTATGTCGCACCACAAACAATTAGTCCGACTGACCGAAAAATGGAAGAGGAGGGCTACGCTCGTGAAGAGCCAAACACTCAGTCAGGTGTATTTCAGGAGCTAGCTGAGGGCGATGTTGTCGCAATGAAAGGCTACGTTACCAATGGCGAATCAATTGCCGGTGATATGGTTTGGTACGTCACAGCACGCAGTAGCAAATACATGAGTCGCCAGTTGTTTGAGGACAAAGAGTTGCATGACCTGCCAGACCTAACGCCTCAGCCTGCACCAGAGCCGACACCAGAGCCGACACCAGAACCGGCACCCGAGCCAGAACAGGATTTCAGCAACGTCATCATCGACATCTCTAACCACCAAACGGCCGAAGTAGTGAATGTGTTTCCTAAAGTAGCAGGTGTTGTCGTCAAAGCTGGCTGGGTCGGGCAGCAATACGGTGGTAACGAGTTCAAATTAGACCCAGACGCAGAGCTATTCGTTACTAAAGCTCGTGAGGCTGGCAAAATGCTTGGCTTATACTGGCTGCCGTACTTTTCGACCAGAGAAGAGGCGGAGCAGAACGCTGAGTACTTTGTGAAGTGCATCGAGGCTTTAGGAAATGAAGCCGGCGAGCTACTATTCCTTGACCTTGAGCCAGACTTTGAGGGGACTGTCGAGCAAATCGCAGTATTTAGTAACATAGTGCTTCAGAAAACTGGCAAGCAGGTGTTCACATACGGTGGTGAGGCTATTATTCAAAAACTAGGCTTGCCCCGCGTGGATTGGTATCCGAACTATGGAGAAGCAGGCAATTATGCGCATGGTTCGTTTATCCATCAATATTCAGAGACACTAACTATTCCTGGATACGATGGGAAGTTAGACGCTAATGTTGCTAATAAATCCATTGACGAGTTGCGGAGTATGGGTGGCGTTGTGTTCCCGAAGCCACAAGAAACGCCACAAAACAATGAAACGGACACAGTACCGTCTGAATCAGAAAAACCACAGGAAGTGCCAAATAATAAACCAAAGGAGGAAAAAATGGCAACACCAGTATTCACCAAAGAAGACATCGAGGCAATCGAAAAAGTGACTGCCGAAAAAGCCAAACTAGTACAAGGACTGGCTGAGACAGATGAAGCTCAGGAAATCATCAAGGGTATCAGTAAACGAACCAAGCTAGTTGTGTATATCATCGGTGACCTGCTCTTGGGCGCAAGTGCAATCGCTCCGCAAATAGCCATCGCGGTACTGTCTGGCGACCCGTACGTCAAGACAAACGCTATCAGTGGTGCGCTAGCTACAGCTGGTCTATTCTTACTGACAATGTTTGGTATTTACAAAAACGGCAAGAATAAATAATCATGGAAGATTTGACGTTGCTAAGTGACACAGAGCTAGTCGACGAGTATCGGCTAGCCCTGCAGCAGCAGGCAGAAGTAAACGAACGCATTCTAACACTAGAGGACGAACATTTCAGCCGTACATGTGGCAGGACAGCCCTTAGATGGTTAGTAAAAGAAGGAGAAGAGTATGAAATCACTAGAAGCACTTAAAAATATTAACTACAAAGACGTAGCTGAGCGTGCACTGTGGACGTTTCTACAAACATTTATCGCAACGTTCTTACTGGCAGGCGTTAATCTCGTGAACCTGCTGTTTGCGGCGAGTTGGCGCGAACTATATGCACTGGCAATAGCGGCGATACTATCCGCGATTGCTGCTGGACTGTCGGCTGCTAAAACAGTGATCGTTGGATTGATTCGCGAGATGCAAAACGCCGTTGAGTAGTTCGGAATTACCGAACAACTTGAACCACCTGTAGTCCTATTAAAAACTCTACCTTTGATTAAGCTACTGTGTTTGCAAGCCCGGTAGCTTTTTTATTGAACTGTTCGGAAAAAGCGAACAGTTGACTTAATATAAATATTTTGCTAAAGTAGACACATCAATGTCATATTGCTGGCCTCTACCGAACTTTGTTTCGGTCGGGGCCACTTTTATTTTGGTCCAAAAACACGAAAAATAGGATTTTCTTGTCAAGCCCTAAGCACTACGGACTTGTGGAAAACTCCTCAAACAGGTTAAATGCCAAAGCTAGTAATGGTGCTAGTTAGCTTTGGTTCAAAATTTGGAGGGTTAACAGAGGTGAAAAAGCATCAATTGCAATCTCAATCTCAATCGAAAAAAGCTTTTTTAAAGCATCAATCTCAATACAATACCAATTGTTTAGTTATGTCGGGTGAAAAACAGCCGATGGACAAGTGGCAAAAAACGCGTCGAGCTGAATCAATAGCGTTTCAGCTATGCGAGAAGTTCAACAACAGAGAATATTTTTCGTTTTACTGTAAGGTGGCACTAAAATTGCCAGAATACAGGATTTGGCAACTGGTTGAAGAATCTTATAGGGGTCAACAGCCAGGAAAATTGTTCTCATTCCTCTGCAAAAAGGCTGGAGTATGACAACACTCAACACTAAGTCACTACGCGGCAAGCTTGTGGATAAGATAAATCGATCAAAGGCTGAACGCGATCAGCAGAGGTTGTTTGAGAAGAATAACGGTAATATCTGTGAACATGAGTGGAAAACGTATAAGCAAATCATCAAGATAGATTACTCAGTTACCGTATTGAAGAACCAGATGCGTGAATATAATGGTCCAGCCGCTCCGTATTTCATCGTCAGAGGTTGCCATAAATGCAAATCAAAGCACTATGTCGATATGCGCAGTAACTAATCAAATAACAGTGGTTAGAATAGAGGGTAAATAAATTAGAATATTGCCCTCTTTTTGCTTGAATAAGGATAAGCGTTATGACAAAATAATGCTTGAGTACTCAAGTTTCTACGTAGGTAAAATAAAGTATTGATCACTACTGGAGTTTGGAGTTTATGAACGCAACAATGACGGCTACCCAAGCGGCAGCTTTATTTTTTACTAAACCAAAAACAATTGACACTGCAAGGAGTATCACTATTGCGAGACTAGCTGATAACTACATTCGTCACTGTACATACGTTGACACTATGTCGCCAACCACCATATCAACACGACGAACGCACTTGAAGCAATTCATCGAATTTTGTAGAAGCAATAATAAGCTATACGCTGAAGACCTCACGATCAACTGGCTTGACTTTTATTTCTATGAATTTGCTAAGACTCACGCACCGTCAACTACAAATACCACTAAACGCATCCTGAAATCATTCTTCCGTTACATAACAGATAGGGCCGAAATCACCAGTGTTAATCCTGACATCATCAAATCACACAAGAATATGAAGCCTCGACCTCGCTACATCAACCACGACACTATCGATTATGTCATTCAGAGAACCACTGATCCACACACTAAAATGCTCATAGACTTTATGTATGAAACAGGCTTACGCATTACTGAAGCATGTCAGATTACTTATCAGGATATTGATGACCTGCGGGTATATGTGCTGGGTAAAGGAAACAAAGAACGCACCGTCTATCTCACACCTGAAGCACGACAACGCCTCGATGCTTATGTCGACGAATGGGGCCGTCAGAGCGGCACGCTATTCAGAGCTAACACCAAGACCGCACGGCTATGGATCCAGCGAGCGTTCAAAAAGCATGCTGGTATCCATATCACACCGCATCAGTTACGACACAGCTACGCAGCAAGGCTACTGCTCAACGGCTGTGACATAGCCTCGATCCAAAAGCTGCTCGGCCATTCAGACATCTCAACCACTATGATTTACCTACAGCTTAAAGATGAGGCCGTAGAGAATCAGTACTATAAAGCCAGGAATAACGCTCAAGGCTATTGACATATTCAACCGACTTTGCTATACTAAGGGCAGTTGAGAAAGGCAATTGCCCTTCCAAGCATTTTTACACCAAAAATTGTGCCATCTACCTAACGTTGAGTAGAGGTATGCAATATGCCACCAAAACGGAATTGTTGTGGTGGACAATCGTAGTTATGGGGAGGCGCACCTCACCAAGTTCCTACGAGAACCATCATAGTTGATCAAGTGGTCCCGATGCACGTCGAGGACTTTTTGTTATGTCGGCGCAAAATAGGGTATTGCAAAATTTAATTCAATGTGGTATAGATAGTCATAAGACACATTTGGATCCAAAAGAGGAGGAACGGAAATATGCCACGTGCTAATCATGACCTAGTGGAGCGAGAACTTATAGGAGCAGTTGCCAGTAGCCCCGAAGATGATGATATGGGGGCAGTGTATGACGCTATTCATACACAGGAAAATTTTGACAAAGAACGAGAAAGAATCAACAATCTTAGGAAGCTTGGTCAGGAAGTTTTGGACGAGTGTGGTTACGCAGAGTATGGCGAAATAACCGTTTAGCCTCTGCTAGTTTGCAGGACAAATAAAAAGAGCCC